ATGACAAAGAAAAAAGCACACAAACCCGGTTCGGCAACAATTGCCATGAATAAGCGAGCCCGCCATGAATACTTCATCGAAGAAGAATTCGAAGCTGGCTTATCCCTACAAGGTTGGGAAGTAAAATCGCTGCGCGCTGGTAAGGCAAACATCAGTGAGAGTTACGTTTTGCTCAAAGATGGTGATGCTTATCTTTTTGGTGCCACAATCACACCATTGAATGTCGCTTCTTCCCATATAGTCTGTGATCCGACACGGTCACGCAAATTACTCCTTAACAAGCGCGAACTTGATTCACTATATGGTCGAGTCAATCGCGAAGGTTATACAATCATTGCACTTTCCATGTATTGGAAGAACGCTTGGAGCAAAATCAAAATTGGCGTTGCAAAAGGTAAAAAAGCGCATGATAAACGTTCAGATATCAAAGAACGTGAGTGGAAAGTAGACAAAGAAAGAATAATGAAGAATTCAGGGCGTTAATCACTGGCATTATCATCCAATATTCTGATATACTTGCTTTTAACATACTTGGGGCTGATTCTGGATTCGACGGGATTCGCGAAACCCAAGGTGCATGCCGAGGGGCGGTTGGCCTCGTTAAAAGCCGCAAAATAATAGTCGCAAACGACGAAAACTACGCACTAGCAGCTTAATAACCTGCTTAGAGCCCTCTCTCCCTAGCCTCCGCTCTTAGGACGGGGATCAAGAGAGGTCAAACCCAAAAGAGATCGCGTGGATGCCCTGCCTGGGGTTGAAGCGTTAAATCCAATCAGGCTAGTTTGTTAGTGGCGTGTCTGTCCGCAGCTGGCAAGCGAATGTAAAGACTAGACTAAGCATGTAGTACCGAGGATGTAGGAATTTCGGACGCGGGTTCAACTCCCGCCAGCTCCACCAAATAAAACAAGGGGTTACACGCAAGTGTAACCCTTTTTGTTTGTCCAATGTCCACTTTGCGTCCACTCAAAATAAATCAATGTCCATACTACTTTTCTTTAAACCTGAATCCGTTATCCTTACCGCGCTTTTTTAATATTTAAGGATGATTAATCTATGGCACTAAAAAAATGTAAAGAGTGTGGGAAAGAGGTTTCTACATCAGCGAAAACATGTCCACACTGTGGGGTTAAAGATCCCGGAGTGGGAGCCAAAGAAAAGTTGGGTAGCTTTATTGTCCTATTTCTTATCATAGGAGGGATTTGGTTTTACTTTTCAGGAGATGATGAAACCAATGACACTAAAACAGTATCAGCTACTAAAACTTGCGCATCAACTGATACTCAGTGCCTCTTTGATCAAAATTGGCCAGAAGCTGCAATGCAGTGCAGAATTCCAATACAGAAGCTATCTAAATATGATTATGAATGGGAGGACGGAATCTTAACGCCAATGTTCTCACATGCTCGACTCGATGCAAAAAACAACCAAATGACCTTCATCGGGGATAAAGTTAAATTCACTAATGGCTTTAATGCGAAAGTCCCAATGATTTATAATTGTACAATGAACTTAAAAACGCAAACAGTACTGGATGTAAGTGTTGAGCAAGGAAGACTATAAATTTCAGTTCAATAGTTAGTCTCAAGCCGCGTTCTGTCTGCGTTCCATGATTTAGCGCGGCTTCTCCCCGTGATCTTACTTCCCACGTAAAATACAATTTTCCTTTTACTATCATTGCATTATGATTTTCTCCGTGATCCTCTTTTGATCCAAAAACTGAAATTTCCTGAAAGTCTTTTCACACTTTTCAATTTGCGATTTATCCCACGCCGCCTGTGCTGGCGCGCTCTGGCGGTTCCCTTTGTAGGATTTTAAAACTGAAATAATTTTTTGATCCAAAACGTGCAGGCGGGTGCGGTGTAGTGCGTTTTACGTCGGGTTTACGTTTATTTCGTGTGGTTTGTGCAGCATGGGAGCGATGCAGGGACGCGATCCAAATTAAACACAGAGGTCAGTTAGTTAATGAATGAATGACGCTGTGTGTGTCTGGTTACGTTTGTGGAGAGGTAGAAAATTATAGCCTCAGTGGGCTTGATCGTAAGCAGTAAATGTAAGGCCATCGGGGGGTTAACCCGATGGCCTCAGCTACGTTTCCGTTATCTATTACAAAAATGCACGGATCAATTCTAAAAGCGCAACTAAAGCTTTTAGAACGATGATAGCAGTGTCAATAAAGCCTTTGAATGCTTTCATCCGCTTGCTCCTATTTAGGGAGCGCGATTTACCCAACCGTTGCCTTTACACTGCCTGTCCGGTTGGCTTTCATCAGCGTTGGCTTGAGAATGTCGCGCCCTGGCCAAGGCACTGAGCCAGCACCACCTGTACTCAGCCAGGGCTTTAATACGTCCCGCAAATTAGCAAGACGCTGAATTCCTTTTCTTCTATATAAACTGCGCGCGGCCAGTTCGCTTGTCTAACCAACAGGGTAGATTATAAGTTGATTTTAAAATCATTCAATCAATTAACGTGATAGATAGGAAGAAACAAAAAAACCAACTGGTGAGGTTGGTTTTTTTGTTTTTACTTTTGATGAGTCGTCTTTCACAGTGCTATTTACGTGGTTGGTAGCCTCGACTATAGCGCGACATTCTCAAGCCAACATCGTCAGTCTAATACCTATAGCATAAAATATCAACCTATGGTATAGCGTAAAAACCTCACATAAATGAACAGTCTTCACCCAATCACAGGCGAATACTTCTGTTTTAGTCCATCCGATTTATCAGCCGTGTTCTTTATCGCGCTGGCGTTCTCCGGTGTACCTGTGTTGTGATGAGTATGGGCGGCGGTCAGTTCGGCCAGCTCCTTGACCACATCCAGCGTCTCTAACATCAATGCCATGACGTTAATTTGCTGGCTGCCCAACCAAACTACGGGCGCAATAATCTCTTGCTTGGCTCCGGCGATGCTCTGCTTAAGCAGGCCAATTTTCTCTATCAGCTTTTGGCCGACTTCAAGATTGACGTCTTTCCCCACACTGGCGAGAAAGTTCGATGAGGCCAGACTGTAGTCACCGTCTGTCACCCGCTGAATAGCGCCCGCCAATAGTGTAGACGTTCCCAACACCGTCACTTTATCCGTGGCCTGTACTGTGGTTTCCCGTGCAACGAGAGTGCGCGTCTCCGTGTCTGCCCGTACTTCGCGATGCATGGACGATTCATTAATGGTCTGGTCAGTCTGTCTAATCCAACTCCCCTCCTGCGTCACCCGCTGCGAGACTTCCGCCCGCTGTTGTTGCAATTGTTCACCGGGTTTGATATCGGGCAGGGTGTTGCCCTGACTCAGGGTCTGGCGAATAAAGGGCTTGTCCGGGCGGCCACCTTCGAAAGCAATCTCAACCCGCGTACCGATGGGCGGATACTGGAACATGCCCGACTCACCGCCCGCCATAGGCAGGGGCAGCGGAACGGCGCGATAAACAGGGGCGGCGGCGTCTTTCCCGTTATCATCCAGCAATTGCACATCAACGGCATAGCGCGGCCGGAACGGGTCGGAGATATCGCCGCTGGCTGTGTTTTCGGTGTGTGCTTCAATACGGGCGAATTGGGGCAAATGCAGCCCGGCCGATAATTCGGGATAAGCGGCATCAATCTGGCGTTGCATCGGCGTTTTGCTTTCCGGCTGGCCTGTCAGTTTGTTGATGGCTTCCCATGTGATCACCATGTTTTCATTGTTCAGGTTGACCTTGTTCAGCCGCTGCTGATTGACCTCCACGCCGGGGCGCAGGGATTGGATCATGGGAAGGGTCATGGCATTGCCTGCGGACTGATGTTGGCTAAATTCATTCGGGATCTCGACGGGCTTTCCGGCAAACATCGAATGCGCCCAGCTCCCCAGATAAATCGACCCATCCGGTAACTGATGCCAGATATAGTCCTCAATGGAAAAGACCTGTCCCAGACTCGCCAATAGCTGATAGCCCGTGCCATTATGCGTGTAATGCGGGACAGGCTTATCCGTATAAGGCGCCTCCGGTAAGGTGAACGTCAAACCGCTATGCGCCTGCAACCAGTCCGTAATCTGGCGCAAGGTCGGATGCTGAAAAGAACATGGACACAATCGGTCAAACACGCCGACCAGCTCACGCACAAACAGGCGTTGATAGCCATTCTGGGCAGGCTGCGAGCGCTCCACATAGCCCGTAAACCAGCGTAATATTAAATCGGTGTAACCTACATCCAGCCGCACCAGTTTTCCGGTGTAATCGGTGCCCGTCTCTGCCGTGATAAACCCCCGGCCACAGGATGACAGTTCCAGCATGAGATTGACATCAACCAAATGAACCTCATCACCGGATAACGATAATCGGTTAATGGGTTTCATCGGCTGCCCCTATTTTGTCATTAATCGGCTTTAATACCTCACGCTCAAACCAGCTTAACTGTTCGGGTTCTTCCTTGGCGGCTCCGGCTCCCTGCCTTGTCTGTTTCTTGGCCTGAATGGTGCCGACTGCGCGGGCATCGCGTTTTTCAGACACCGACAAATGTTCCCGCAAGGTAAACGTGACCTGCCAGGCCTGTTTCCCGTCTACCTTACTGGCATCAAGGGTACTGGTGAATGTCCCGATGCGAAAGTTAATGGCCTGTGCGGTCAGGTTGGCGACGCGGTAGCGTTTCAGGTTGCCATTGTCTTTGGCTTCCGCCAGTGCAAACAGCCGCGCAAAGGTCTTCTGTTCGGTAAAAGGAATAATCCCTGTGATGCGCAATTCTTTCGGTTTAATGCCCTGTTCGGCGACGGCGGTACTGGATGACTGGCCGCTTTGGTCTTGATCCTGAAACATCATGGAGGGGGTGACGGTCAGGCTTTTTAACGGAATGGCTTCGCCATCAAGGGCGAGGGTGATAATTTGGCTCATGCGATATCCCCGTTCAAAATATGTTCATGAATGCCATCAACAGCCGTGAACTCCCCGAAATATTACACCTCCGTTTTCAACAAGATAACGTAAGTTCGGGTGCAGAATGAGCAAAAAAATGGTAAAATCGAGGAAAGTCGATACATTGGGAATGAGGAACATGCGTGTATTAAAAATAATCTGTCCTGAGTGTGGCGCTAAGGCTATCATTCGCAAAACCAACCGGATGCATCGTGAAATTGCCGATGTGTACTGTTCGTGTTTTGATGTGGAATGCGGCCATACTTTCGTCATGAATCTGATATTTTCCCACACCATCAGCCCCAGTGCCAAAACGGGCGATATTCTGTTGCAGACTGTGATTAATAACCTCAATCCGCAACAGCGCCAAATGGCATTAGATTTATTGCAGACTAGTGCTGCATAGTTCTAACTCTGAGCCACTCTTTAGTGGCTTTTTTCATTTTCATCAAATTGCTTAACTAATTGAGTGGCCAATTCGGAACACCAAATAAGCGCCTGATAACGTTCATCATTACTACAATCCCCTTTGGTAGCCAAGCGCAACAGCAAATCAATCCGTTCCAGTGAAATTGATTCAGAAAAAAAATCTACCATATCATCCTCTTAATTATATACCGCTGTGTTTTTATACAATGTATATAAATATAATTAGCAAGTGAAGTAGTTTCATTAAGAAATAGTAAGTTATGTGACTTGCTTTAAAGTACCCAGATAATACCCTTTAGGGTCATGTATAATTGCATTAACATCAATCTTGACACGCCCCGTTTCATTTAACCTTTTCAGTATTATTTTTGCCCTTTCAGTATGTGGCGGTTTGGCGGGGCATAGATGACCAAACATCGATAACCGATAATATTGACCCTCTACAGTCATACTATTGCCCCTCAGTAATCCCCGCGCCAGACCATCACTCATCTCTACATCATGCAATTTGGCTGATTCATAAACCCTCTGGATCTTTTCTTTCTCGCTCATCTGAGACCAATTCTGATGAAACTCATCTAAACAAAGATCACTGCCGTTGCTGACCGTACTTCGTGCCTCCGTACAGTTATTGACAGAACTCGAACTCCTAGGCGGTGCGGGCGCACCGCTAAAACCAGCCTCCGCTGATGCTTCGGCTAACTTCGGCACAATCTGCCAAGTTTTCAGACGAGTTAAGATTGGGGTGTCCATACCCACTAACGGCGAGAAAACCCCTTTAATCCGGATCACATCCTCACCGTGAGCGTTAGTTTCTTGCTCCGTTTCATACCACAGACGCGCAACCAAATCGTCACGACGTACAAACGGGCCACCCTGTGCATTGATATAATTTGCCCAGTCGCCGTTATCAGCCGCATCATGCACAGCCGCAAATTCGATACTTAAGCCCATCGCTGTATCATGGTCTGCCATGCAGCGCAGTTCACGGTAAACCGTTACCGGAGCACCACCGACAAATTGAAACTGACGGATACGCCAACGTGCTGCCCAAGCACTCGCAGCTAACATCAAACATAATTCCACTCCTGCGCCTAACTACACCTGCCAGTGAATAACCCTTTTCATCTTTCGTATTCTTCGATGTATCGTTCACTCTTTAATCTCCGTTTAATTTGCATGTATGGTGTGTAAAAAGTTTTACCGTCTGAGTGTTCATGTGTTCATAATTAAATAATTTATATATAAAACATATTGTTATGACATGAATACCCCATGAACACTTATGAACAGTTGATGTAGAGTATTCATAAAAATATGAACAGTTATGAACACTTTATGAATACTTCAATATCAAGTGTTCATGGTTTATTTATTTGATATTTATATACTTTTTTATACCCATGAACACTATGAACACTTTTAACTAAAACTTTTCATATTCATGATTGTGTTGGTACTCGTGGAAGCCAATCTTCCGCCTCGGTTTCGTTTAATTCGAGGTTTGTCCTGTACCCATGCATCGTTCTTTCCCTGATATATCTTTTCCCCAGTTCTTTTAAGGCGCTATCAATCGACCGCCCGAAAGTGGTCAGGCTTAATGAGTTCTTATTCCCGTTCCCTTGCATGTAAGACATATAAGCGTGGTACAGGTACTTGCGCGGAGCAGGAGGGGTAATATTGGCATTCCCCATTAACATCCCCCTCGCCCCTTCCAGCGCAATGAGATAAGCGCAAAAATCTATCAACGGATCTGTCTCGCGTTTTATCTCTGTAGCCTCCCCTGAGCCTCTTTGTTCAATCAGTAAGGCATTGGCTATCTCTGGTTGCGGAAACTCACGCAGCAGATCGCGGATAATCACAGGAATTTCAGCCTCTATCTTTTCTGGCAGGCTCTTGTCTTTATTTTTTTCTTCCACAATGTCATTAAAGTGGAAAATGACACGCCGCCGGGCAATCCCGTTATTGCGTTCCGTAAACTGCATGGGCTTATTGCCTGTTATCAAGACAACGCATTTCATCATGATGGAAAATTGTTTTTCATATTTCGGGTTGATCCCGACACTGTCACCCCCTGTAATGGCTTTCAGCCCTGCACCGTCTCCACTGTACTTATTCTGATCGGGCAATAAAATAAGTTTTTTGCCGACAAACTGCGCCCGCCCTCGTGCATCATCAAGATCTTTGAGTTCACCGCTTGACGCATTGTGCTTTCCGGCTAACAGTTCTGCTACATGAGCAAAAACACTTTTTCCGCTGCCACCTGCCCCCGTTGCTTCAATAAACATCTGCCAGTCATGACGGTTGCCAAAAATCATATATAGTCCTGCTTTAATACGTCTGGCCTTTTCGGGGTTGCCACCTGATACATGGTTCAGCCATTTCAGGTAATTAGGGGCATGTTCTTTTAAGTTCTCGCCTTCTTCCGGTTCGGTATAAGTGATCCCGTTCTGGTGCAGTAACCAGTCATCAGGGTTATGTGGCCTGAATGCATGTGTTTTGGTGTTCAGTACACCATTAGAGAACCCGATTAAATCAATATCTGTCTCTCCCATAGGCTCGGCAATCACTTTCAAGACATCAACCACGCCGCTAATCCGTCTCATGCTGAAATGGGTTTCGTTTTCAATAAAGAAGTTCGCCATTTCACGGGATAGTTCGCTATCTTTCATTGGTTGCCATGTTGCCCCGTTATAGTGATAAATCGTCAGCGATTCAGGATTAACGGCTAACTGTCCATATCGGGAAATTAACAATGTTGCCAACTGATTAGGGGCTAACTTAGCAATATCTGTTTCGGTATCAATTTTTGGCTTTTTCTTCTGCTTTCCCGAATTAATCTCAATAACGTTAGTTGTACCCATACTCTTTTTCCCCACCTGATATAGCCCTTGACTGAATGCTTGCTTTGCCGCTTCGATGCCGTGATGCTGGCGATAATCATCCCAATCAGCCTTATGTTCTGTTGGCGGTAATGCGATCCACCCGTCGATAACTTTGGCGGTCTTCTCGGCTGCAATCTTGCCGACGTTCTTTTTGGGCTTGCCGTTGTTGTCCAGTTCCCCCGGAACGTGCCAGTCATTATCACCAGCAAGGATAATTTTCGCAGTTGGCCACCGTTCCCTGACCTGTTCGGCTACAGTCGGTAAATTCCCTTCATCAATTGCCGCCAACACCACGCCCTCATGCAACTGGCTGACGGTTAACGCCGTCGCGTAGCCCTCAGTAATGATGATCGTGTCTGGTGTTTCGGCTATGGGTGATAAGGGGATAAAACTGCCCTTTTTCTGTGAGCCTGAGACAAAGCGCTTTTCACTACTCGGCTTGATAATCTGAGCGCCGGTGATTGTGCCGTCCAGTGTCTGAGTGACCAGTAACAAAGAACCGTCTTTCAGTAGCCGCTGATGGGGGCATTGCAGCCCCTTGTTAACCAGATAATTTGATTGCCCGACCGTGGTTTGAGCCGCCAGCTTTTTAATTCTTTCGGCTATCGGGGGAGCCTCCGATTTGGGAGTCTCCTTTCTGGCTGGCTTGGCTTCTGGCAAAGGTAACGCCAGTGCATCAGCAACGACTTTAGCCGCCTCAATAATGGTGATCCCCTTCGCTCTCATCAGCAAATCCAATCCATCCCCGTGATTCGGGTTATCACACTGGCGACAATGCCAGTCACCGTGACTGTGATCGTCCATGAAGTGAAAGCGGTCAGTGCCGCCGCAGATGGGGCAAGCACCATGCTTACCCTTTGCCGGAACATCCACCCCACAGGCAGCCAGCAATCCTTGCCAGTGATCCTTCGCCGCCATTTTCACTGAACGGATACCAATATGACTTACCATTTGGGGAACCCCTCACGGTGATAAAGCTCAAATTGGGCGTTTTCTTCCGTGTCATTCAGCGCCTCGGCTATTCTTGGCAAATACATCAGGGCTTCACCGATACGGCGCAAGTCATCCTTAGCTTGTTTGTCAGAGTAGTTTTCGTTATCCGCTGACCAGAAAGCCAACTCACCCATCGCTGACATTGCCGCCATCACGCCACTCAATGCCCCTTTGGAATTCATACGCAGATCTTTAATTTCCTCAGTGCTCAT